GCACTCGCTTACGGGAGTTGCCGTGCAGCTCTGCGTAAAGGTCAGCATCAGGCATACGAGAAATTTCCTCATCGATCCCCTCCGATCTTCGCACCAGCTCCAGCGCGGCCTCACGTTCAACGTTCCCGCCTTCTAGTCGTCCCAGCCGGCGCGAACGCCGGCCGTAAAGCAGTGCGAGCAGCAGTACGGCCGCCAGCCCGGCGAGCGCCACATACAACCCGCTCATTTGTCGTCGGCGTTCCTGTTCATGCCGACATTACCTGCCAGCACGTTCAGGACGCGGAGAATGCGGTCGAGCCAAAGGTCGTCGGAACGGCTGGGCGTCAGCACCGTAATAGCGGTAGCCGCAGTTACGACGCTCGTCAGGGCAGCGATCCAGGCTGGCATGGCATCGAAAGCGTTGAGGATGGTGTCGATCATTGTCAGGTCCTTTCTGGCATAAAAAAGGCCCCGTCAAATGGCGGGGCGGTTAACGGCTTGCCGCAAGTCGGCAAAGTTCGGTCAGGGCATCCGCCCGAACCGGTCCAGTCGAAGCACCGTACGATAGTCGAAAACCGGGCACGCCTTGTACGGTGCGACCTCATGGTGTCCATGGAAACTGACACGACCGGCCAGCGATTCGTTGATGGCGCTGCAAAGTTCGCGGCAGGCTTCAAGCATTGCCGCCGGAAAATCCTCCAGTCCATGCACCATGACGGCGACACTGCCGCGATTGTGGCCCTTCTGCGAAGCCGGCGTCTTTTCCGGGTCCCGGCCAGGCAAGACAACGCCCGACTTATCGATCAGGAAATGGTAACCAACGTCGGCGAAACCGCGCGCCAGATGCCAGCGCCTTACCTCTTCGAGGAGCGTCTGCCCGGTAAGGGCCGCGTTGTCGCTCGCGGAGCAATGAATGAATATCTTTTCGACGTGGCGGCGAGGTGCTTCGAACGCCATCATCGTTGGCGCCCAGCAGTCAATCTTTCGACCATGCGCTTGACCGTATCGGATTCCCAGATCCGTATCAGAAACCAGATAATCGAAAGCGCCGCGGCGATACTCGGCAGATAGTCCAGCCAGGTTCCGACGACCGCTGCGCCGGCCGCCGCATCGATCCCGTGTTTCGTTGTCTCCTGGATCGTCATGGCGTCCTCCATTTGGCTACATTTGATGAGTTGCGGTGCCCATGCGTAAGCGCGTCCGACTGCGCCGGATTACCGAGGACGCACGGCGACGGTTGCGGCGATCCAGTTGTCGGAACCGGTTGCCGCAAAGGGGCCCGGATCTTCGGTAGCGACATTCGCCGTCCGCCTGGCTGACGCAACCGAAACTCCGGTGAAGCTGTTTTGCAGGATGTTCGCGTATCCATTTGGTGTTGCGTAGGGATTTATCGCCTTCCCCCCGGTGGCGGTGAGCCAAAGGAAATTGTCGCGCCCCCCTGTAGGGACCAGGCCAGCCGGATCGGGCGCATTCGAGTTTCCAGTCACAATTGCCGACGACTCCGGCGCACGAACTAACGGATCCGCTGCACCAGTGATTCGATAGGCGGTATGGGCGCTATTCGCGCTCTGCGATGAGGTAACGGTAACGCTCGCTTCACCACCGCCAGCAATACCCCATGCAATTGAAAGCCGCGCCGTTCCATTGCTGCCGGTGACGATGGTCGACCACCCCGCTGGAAATCCATGCGTTCCCGGGACGGTCAGAGCGACCGTCGTAAAGACGACAATCAGGAGATCACCCGCCTGGATACCGGAGGGAAGCGATACATTATGACTTGTCACTCCCGAAAATCCGTTTCCGTCGCTGCTCGATGTCTCTGCCACCACTTCTGGAAATCTACGGGTAGCTAACATCAGGGCCGGAATATTTGCAGGCACTCCCATCCTCAACTCCAGTCGAATGCCGAAGACACGAGGATTTCAGTTGGCGATTTGACATAGTAATGAATGGTATCGACGGCATTCGGGGTGGCGGTCAGTACGGGTGCATTTCCGCCGGCAAACCGGTAGCTCGTACCGAATGCCAGCGTCCGGCCACCGGATGCGTCCTGCACCACCAAAATGACGCCCGATTGGCCGGCGACCGCGTTGGTCGGATTGTCCAGGATTCGATTCCCCGCCAGCGTGATCGAGAAGTTGTTGCCTTGGGCAAGATCAAGCGCGATGTTCGCGCTGTCCGCCAATGCGACGATTGCACCCCGCTGCGCGGCGCTGAAGGTCTGAGCGGCATCGGTCTTCGCGGTCGCGGCGTCATAGGGCTGCACATCCGCCCCGATATCGCCGGTGGCCGCAGTGCCGAGCCCAAGCGTTCCGCGGGCGCCTGCAGGGTCGGCGTCTTTCAGCAAAGCCCGGCCGATGGCGCCGGTCGACATATTGACCCAGCTGTTGCCGTCGAATTTGAGGATGTCTTCGGCCGCCAAACCGGTGAAAACCGCGTCGATGGCAAGGCTCAGGTCCGCCAGCGATACTGTTTCCAGGCTCGTACCCGCCACGTTGTAACGCACGACTTCGCCCGCACCGGGCTCCGGCATTTTCAAACCGGACGCCGCCGCCGTTTCCGGCAGCAGGACTGCCCTCGCGATTTCCTCCGAATGAATCTGAATCATGCGCGTCAGCTTGTCGAGACGTTGCTCCACCACGGTCGACGGGAACGAACCGGACATGGGCAACGAATCGTCCTGGGTTTCGTTCTGGCTGTCCTTGATGGTCAGCGTCTCGCCGATCGCCGGCGTGAAGTCTCCGGGCGCCGTCTCGACGGTAAGCGCGCCCGTTTCGCCAACACCGCCGGAAACCGTATAGTGGGTTCCTTCGGTCCAGACGGTCTCGACGCCATCGACGGCGCGGTGAATGACGCGAAGGTCGGTGCTGTGCCAGAATTTGAAATTGATGGCAAAGATCGCAGTCGAGCCGTCGCCATTATAGGTCACTCTGGTGACAGTGCTGGAAAGTGTCATCGAGCCATCCTCAGCGCACTGCCAACTCCGGTCAGCAGGGTTTCACCGGCGCCCGTATAGCTGGCTGCAGCGGCATCCTTGCCTTGCCTGATCGCAGCTGTTGCGCGCGCCTCGCCGCCCTCGCGGATATGCAGAGCCTCGAGTTCCGCCTCGGCCGCAGCATCTTCCAGAATCATCAGCGGCGAGCCCTCCATCGTGCTGCCCTGGGCCGCGGCGAGGGCTCGCTGACGACCCAGCAGCAGGTCCGACTCCCGCCGCGAAATGCGTTCGCGCTCCCTTGCAAGCTTGCGTTCCTGTTCCGCATTCTGCGCAGCGGCGCGCTTGGCGGACTTTGCCGCATTGGCCTGGGAAACGGCTCCCAGCGCCGCGGCGCCCACTGTTACGGCTGCTGCTACCACTAGCCACCTCCCATCAGTTTCGAATAGTGCGTCTCGACCGGCCGGTAGCCGAAGGCCCGGTACAGCCGGCCGCACGGACGATGCAGTTTTTCGCCGGCATAGGCCCGGCGAACGTCGCGCCGCTGATATTCCCGTTCCACGGCGCGCATCAAGATCATGGCGGCCACGCCGTTCTCGTATTCCGGCAGCACGTTCCAGATATCCATCGTCGCGGTCAGGCAGTTCCGGTAATGGAGGCCGGGCGCAATGACCGCAATCCAGTAGCCGACAAGACGTCCCGCGTCGCGAAGGGTTACCAGGAGCAGATCTCCCTCGCGTTCCAGCGCCTCGTAAAGTTCGTAATGCGGCGCCAGCGGGATGCTGTGCCGGTCTTCGGCCAGCTTGGCCCAATGCTGCGTGAACAGCGGTTCGAGCTCCGGCAGGCACACACCGAATGCTTCGACCTGCGCAGTAATCATGAACGGATATCGACGATCATATGGATGCGGTCGCTCGCCGAGCTATTTACCGCCTGATGCCGCTTTGCATTGTCGAACCACCAGACTTCTCCCGTCCTCATGGCGACCCGCTCGTCGCCTGCGTGGAAGAAGTTCTCCGCTGCTCCCTGCAGGCAGATATGATAGCGATCGTAATATGCAGCATAGCCGCCGGCGTCTTCGTGGGGACGAACTCGCCCGCCCGGCCGCAGCCTGGTGATCAGCACCCGGCCCAGCCGAATACCCTCTACCCGCCGCATCAGGTCGAAGATAATCGGGCGCGCCTGCGACAACGTTGCCAAGGCGGGATAATCGATGCTTTCAAGGCCGTCGACGATCGCAACTAGCGAGTCCACGGGCGCAAAGCGCAGCCAGATATCGTCGGCCTCGCCATGGACGCTGCCGGGATGTGTTGTCCTAAGCCGATGAACGTTCCACAGCTCAGGCTGCCGCACCACCGCATGCCGCAGCGGCGCAACATCAATGCCTTCAGAGATAAGGTCGAAATACCGCATCCGCCGCGTCACTCCATTTCGTGGCTCAACGTTTGAGGGGGCTGTTGGAGTAAGCTTAATATTTGGTGTTACTCGCTGCTTGACTGGTGCAGTCAGCCGCGAGTTGCGGCAAGCTACCGCCTAAAAGCGACACATAAGAGACATGGAGGATATTTTCGGGCGAAAGCGGCTGTCTTGTAGCTTGCCGCTAAATCGGCCAATTACAATGGTCCCAAGTAATGTGTAATGCAACTGGTTAAGTGAAGCCATTTAAAGCAAGTGAGCAGGGCTCGGAAGTCACGCACATACGCGGGCATGAGGTTGATTTTCTCAATCAGTCCTCATGTAACGACTTACCCATCACTCGGTCGAAACGTTAACTCTCTGTGGGCTTCTCAAACCGATACATGACTCGTTCGGAACCGTAATACCGATCTATAATGGTCAAACCAGTGCGCTCCCCGACTGTCTCAAACCAGTCGGGGAAAAATCTCACGCAATCTATCGGGTGTCGGTGATACGGAAATCCTGGAGCAACAGTGAATACTATTAAATTGCCGCGTGGATTTAGGAGGCTTGCTAGATCGCGAAAATGCCTAAATGGATCAATAAGGTGTTCCAAGACTGCATGGGATACTACGCAGTCAAACGAGCCAACGTCCGGTGGGGAGTGCTCAAAATTCCATACATAATCTGCGTCCGAGTGCAGTCCGGCAGCTGTAATTTGGCATTCGTCGAGGCCTGATATGGATGCATACACCCGCTTTGCCGCAGCAGGTTCACCCGCAAGAAACAGAGAGTTGATTGCCCCATCGAGACCGCGGATCGCATTGACGACCGCCCCGTAAACCTGAGCACTCTCATTTTCAAGACCGTCTACCGATAATGATTTCCACTGCCCGTCGTATCCAAGATTTCCATATTGACGAGCCAGCGAACGGTACGTTTTTTGATTTGCTCTGACCCGGGCCAGTTTTGATGGGATAAACTTTGCGAAAGAGTTCAAAGCCAAAAGACCGAGCCACCGTCGCAAGTTTCTTGGTTGACTGTCGTGCATGTCCGCCTTGTACCAGCGAAACTATGTGCTGGCAACTGCACGACGTTACGGTAATGCTACGTGCGCGGGTCAATCCAACCTAGCGTGTTTATATATGCGGTACCACCGCGGTTTTCCCGATGGTAAACGACGCCAGCGACCGTAGTAATGATATGAAGAACTGTATCTCCGCTTTGAGAGCTTCCACCATTCGTGTTTATGTGGGTGTCAGTTATGCTAGCTGCCACGTCAATATCCTCTGCAGTTGTCATTAACATGTAGACTGCTGCTCCATCGGGGGCGAAATATGCGGAGATCGAAATGTAGGCTAGTACGGGGATGCCTGTGGGTACAGTGAGTACTACAGCACTTCGCGTCGACGTAGAAGTACTACCAGAAAAGTCATTTTTCATCCGTCGCCAGAAGAACTGGTTGTCAACCTGATAGAATGGCACAATCGCCCCGCTTCCGTCGGTCAGGATCGCGCCGATGCGACGTTTCCGGTCGTAGTTGGCGGGCATCGTGGGGGTGGTAACCGAGGTTGAAAACAGCGCTTCGACCTCTCCCGTATCCGACCGGGCGATCAACCACACATGGTACCAGGTATCCGGCAGTTTGGCGCCCGTATCGAGGCCGCCCGCATTCGCGCCCGCGGACCAGGCCGCGTCCAGCTGCTTGGTGATGGGCGCCGCCAGCGTAACGTCCGCGCTGTCGCCGTCGTCCTTGGCGACACCATCCGCGATGTCGATATCATTGGCCGCGTCACCCGCGCTGTTCGATAGAATGAGTCCGTCGATATAACCGCGCGGCCAGACATTAGCGATTTGCGACCCGTCGGCGGCCGGATAGCCGGTCGCATCCATAACCGGCACGTCGCCGGCGGCAATGCCGGAATTCCTGGTCGCCACGGTCCCCAGGCCCAGCGTCGCGCGGCCGTCCGCGGCGGTAGGATTCCGGAACAGGGACAGCCCGGTGATTCCCGGTGAATCATTGACCCAGGCCGATTGGCCTGCGTCCCAGCGCAGGAAATCGTCGGCGGCAAGCCCGGTCATAAGCGTATCGATGCCGAGGTCCAGGGCCGCCGGCGCCACTGTCTCCAGCGTCGTGCCGGCCGCATTGTAGCGCACGAGTTCGCCCGCCCCGGGTTCGGGAATCGTCAGGCCGGAAAGGTTCGCGGTTTCGGGTAAAAGGATCGAGCGCGCGATCTCCTCCGAGTGGATCTGGATCAGCCGTGTCAATTTGTCGAGCCGCTGCTCGACCACCGTCGACGGAAATGCTCCACTGAGCGGCAGTGAATCGCCCTGCACTTCCGGCTGCTTGTCCTTGATGGTCAGCGTCTCTCCGGCCTTCGGCGTGTGATCCGTGGGCAGAGTCCTGACTGTTAGCGTACCCGTCGCACCGCTGCCGCCGGTAACGGTGTACTGCGTGCCCCTGATCCAGACCGTCTCGGTTCCGTTCGATGCGCGGTGGATGACCTTGAGGTCGTCGCGGTCCCAGAATACGAAATTGATGGCGAATTCGGTCGTCGCGCCGTCGCCGTTATAGATGGCCTTGGTGGTGGGCGAACTCAGTGTCATGTCATCAATCTCCCTGCAAGCGGGCACGTCTTTTGAAATCGGGTAACGGTGCGGCGGCGAAATCAGCGATCGGTTCGGCCGCTGCCCCTCACGTGTTGTCGCTGACCTCGAGATGCGGCGCGATTCCCAGCACGGTCAGCGGCACGGGCTTGTCGCCCTGGATATGGATGCGCGGGTCTTCCGACCAGGCGCCCGCGAAATCCTCGATAATCTTCTCGCCGGTGAAGGGAGGCACCGCCGCGTCCATCGCGTCGCCGACGGCCCGAAACGGGATCTCCTTCAACCGCGCTTCGCTGTCGCCCAGTTTCAGTCCGAGCGTGTTGTCGAGAACCAGCCCCAGCCGGCCGATGCGCCTGGTTTGCGTCACGGCGCTGCCGATGGTCCCCCCGCCTTCCATCTTGAGCGACTTGTATTTGTGGCTGTAGGCGAGGCCCGCCTGCACTGCACTGTAGGCTGCATCCAGTGCGATGGCGCCGACCGAGACGAGACGATCGGGATGTACCGCCCCGTCTGCGAGGACCTTGACCGTCTCGCCTTCGAGATGGTCCAGCCCCGTTATCGCCGATGTTGCAGGGCCGTTATAGCTTAGCCCGGAGTCGAGATAGAATGCCGCCGCAGAATCGTCACCATCCTCGAAATCCTTCTCGAATACCTCCACGCAACGATGCGTGGTGCCATTGACGGTTCGCATGACGATGCACCACAGCTCGTCCCGTGCCTCGGTTCCGGCGGCCGCGCTGCCCGGGATCGTAGCGATGCTCTCGACGACGGCATTGCCGCCCGCGAACGAACCGCCGAGAATATGGCGCGACCAGCCGATGACTTCCTGTTCCGGCCGATAGGTCAGCGCCGCCAGCACGCCGTCTTCGCGCAGCACCCACAGGATGGAATGCGGCTCCTCCTGATAGGCGATCTCCACAATGTCACCCCGCGTTACGTGCTCGGCGAAGACCGTCAGGTCATAGACCCTGTAACCGCTGCCATCGCGGCCGAAGGCGAGTAGCCTGCGCCGCCCCCTTTGAGCGAAGATCACCGCCTCATCGATCGCGACGGCGTCGACGTCCGCGCATGCCCGCGTCGTCTGGGGCTTGACGGTGAAATTGACCGGTGTGACCGGCTCATCCTGCAGCGTCGAGCGCATGACCAGCTGGTTTGCCGTTGTGCCGGCGACCAGCTTGCCCGCGGGAACGATCCAGTAGATCGCGTTGACGGTTTGCGACGCCACCGTTCGCGTAATCGCGTCGTCGTCGGCCACCAGCCCCGTGCCGTCGTCCGGCTGCATGTTCTGGAAGTCGCCCGACTGCGACATCCAAACGGTCTGCGGCTGTTTCGCGGTGCCGGCCCAGACGGACCGGCTTTCGTAGAATGTGACCGCACGCGGCCAGCCCGTCGTATCCGACCAAGCGCCAAGCCGCCATTGGTCGCTGGGCGTGGCCGCGCCGAAGGCACGGCGAATATCCGCCGTGACCGAAATCGACGAATTGACGGCCGTGATCACCGCCCAGCCCCAGCTGCTGCCGTGCTCAATGCGGATCAAGCGGCCCACATCACTCGCCATGAACCCTCTGCCCGCGTTTATGCCGGTCGTCGAATCCGCCGTAATCGCGACGTCCTTTCCCGTCGTGGCGCCGGGCGTCAGCTTCGTTCCGGAAACATTGATGGAAAGCCAGGGCCCGTCCGCGAAATCCACTTCCTCGAGCGACCAGCCCGAATGCCCCCAGCGCAGCAGTCTGTGTGGCTTCCGGTTCGGGCTGGCGAGATACATGATGTCCGCAGTCTGGGCGTATTTGATCGACGGCAGGTCGGCGGTTCCGTATGGCGACGTCACCTCCGCCGGCGCGCCTGCGATCAGCGCGACGTCGTCGACCTGAATCGTCTTGCCCTCGGCCCGGAACTGCACATGGAAAGTGCCGACGGCCGGCGTGAATGGGAAAGCGTGCCACCCGGTCCCCAGTTCCTTGTCCTCGACGAGGTCGTTTCCGGTTGGCGTACTGCCGACGCGGAGCTGGATCTGATCGCCCTGCACGCCGAGCACCCGGAACCGCAACACATGCTCCGTGCCGACGGCGGTCGTCATGACGGCCTGCTCCGCCCAGCCGTGATCGCCCGTCAGACCATCCAGGTTGAGGCGGCCATTGACCGGGTCATGCGAGATTGCGGCGGAGATCCCTTTCAGTGTGGTGAAATCCGTTGTTGCGGCACCACTGGACGTGTCGGTAATCGTTTCGCCGTCCTGATACGTTCCGGTAACGCCGGTCAGTGTCAAGACCCCGGCGCTGCCACCACCGACTACTCCTTTGTTCACCGACAGGATCGTGCCGCTCGCGCCCGAAGTGCCGCCGCTCACGACCAGCCCGGCCGTGAACGCCCCGGCCTCCGCATAAAACGGCAGTTCCAGTACGCCCGACCGATCCGTCCAGTCACCGATGCTGGCGGTGAAGTCGCCATTCGCGATGGCGGCGTCGGTGGGCTCGACCTCGATACGGCCCAGATCCTTGTAGAACCTGAAATAGTTGTCGCCGGCTTCGATCACGTAGGCCTGGATCGTCGAAAACACGAACGACAGCAGCCGCGATTTCAAGGACTCCGTCCTGGTGGCGTTGACGAACCTGGTTCCGGGACGGCGCATGAATCCGCCCTGCCGCAGAAGGATCAGGTTCTCGAAGGTCTCGCCGGCAAAGCGGTACTGCGCCAGATCGACTCGCGCCGCCATCCGTGGGCTGAATTCGCCGGCATTAAAAGCCGGCACCAGAGCATTCGCGCGCGCCATTTCAGTTCCTCACATCCGACCAGCCCGGCTAAGGCGGGTAATGCGGCGGGTCGTCCTGGCCGTCGATGGTCTGGGCTTCCATTACGTAGGATTCGAACGCTTCCGCCAGGCGGTCGCGCAGGGTCGCGGATTTCGCCAGCGGCACCGCCAGCTCCACCGCAAGTGCATAGGCCAGAGCCTCGCGGAACATGTCGTCGAACGCATTTGGATCGGTGACGCGCGCGCCATATACCAGATAGAGGTCGTCATGGTCGGCGAGGATTGTCCGTCCCTCCACCTCATACGAATGCGTCTCGTTCTGCGCGCCGCTGTCAGCGTAGACGGCCACGTTGCGCACCCAGTCGGATGGCAGCTGATAGGCGCGGCGCCAGCCGAAAGCCGGGCCGTCGACGAGCTGCGCAAGCTTTACCCGCGTCTTGTTGAAGTTCCAGATATGTCGTCGCAAGAGGCGGTCGCGTATACGCGGATACATCTCGTTGCAGAGGTCGCCCGCGGTGGATCCCTCGGTCAGCGAAACGATGCGGTTGTTGCTGACCTTCGCCAGCGGGGCGTTGCAGATCGCGACTTCACTGGTCATTGGCGATGCCTTTCGGCTGTTTGTTCATGGGAAGTTTCGACTTCCTCTCTCCTGAAAAGAATGCAGGGGCCGGACGCGCCGGCCCGGCCCCTGCGAGCTTGGGGAGAGAAATCTCAGTCGAAGCTGTAGAAGAACATCACCCTGAGCGTGCCTGAGGCAGGCAAGGCCGCGGTCCCAATGGTCAGGATCACGGTCTCCTCTTCCAACAGCGCCTCGCTGATCCCGGCGCCCGCCCCGAACAGGGTCGGCGAATTGGTCGCTGTGAAAGTCGTCGCAGCGCGATATTTTCCGGTGTCAACGGCGGTGCCGATCGCCACGGTCGAAGTGCCCAGCGACGTGTCGCTTTCGATCACCCCGTAAAGCGGGATCGCGCCTTTCGGCAGTCGCGCGATTTCGACGATGTCCGTTGTCGGCTGTCCCGCCAGCGCGACCGTTTCGTTGAACACATGGACCGCGCCGTCCATGAAACCGGGTGACGGAACGGAACCGCCATTGAGCAGCGCCATCTGCGTGCCGCGTTGTGTTGCCATGTCTCAGCCTCCTCAGCTTATCGGGATTGCGGCGGTATCGTCGAGGTTGTCCTCGATCACGCCGGTATCGTCGATCAGGCAGGCGCCGCCGCTCATCATGTGGTTGACGAAATGCGCCGCGCGGTCGCCGTGCCAGGTGATGTCGGCCGCGACCGGCCCATTCCCGGCCACGTTGCCGGCATGCTTGCCCGTCGCATAGCCGATGGCGTTCTTGTGCCAGGCGAACACCTTGGCGGTCGCCGTGCCCTTGCCGGGCAAACCCGTGTGATGGCCCCAGAATGCGCCACGCCAGAATTTCCAGCGTCCCATCGTCCGGTTCGACTGGGTGAAGGTCATGTCGCCGGGCCGCACATAGTCGGAGCTCGAGAACTGCTGCACAGTCTCGGCCATGCTCCAGGCCCGCGGGGTGAGCAGGACATAGCGGTTGCCGTCGTCCGGGACGTCGGCGTCGTCCAGCGACTCGAGCATCCCGATCATGGCGTTGCGCACAGTGGCAGCCGATGTCACGGTCCAGGCAACCGGGGACGACCCGCTGGCGTCGAGCTGCGCCAGGATCTGCTCGTCCACCTTCCGGCCCAGCGCCCAGGCGCCGCCATCGGCGATCGCCATGCGTTCGTCGATATTGGTCTTTGCCTCGTCGAGCATGTCGACCCAGTCGCCGGCATAGAAATCCTCCAGCGTGCACTCGATCGGCGTGTGGGTCTGGTTCATCGGCGTGATGACGCCGTGGCGCGCCTTGGTCGTGGCCACGCCCTTCCCGACTTTCTGGAAGGTCGTGGACTTGCCGACCACATTGTCCTTGGTCCGCAGGGTCTGGCGCAGGAATCCGCCCTGGCGCTGGAAGACCGCGTGAACATCGGACGCATAGTCCCTGATGAAGGACTGGTCGATGCTGTTGCTCATCGCGTGTTGATCCTTGTCTCGATTGAAGGGTATGGCGGTGAACACGCAGGCAATAGGGCCGCGGCGCCCTTCGCGGTGGAGCCCGCATACAAGCGGGGGCCGCGCCGGGCGCTCGGCGGGGTTGCATGCTGTGTTGTTCGGGCAGTCGCGTCGCTTCCGGGGCCGGCCGGTGATCGGTCAGGCCGGCGCGAACGCAATTTCCGCTGGCTGAAAATTCGATTGATCAGGTTTCAAGAAAGAATCGCCCGGAGACTTTCAACCTTCTGTTGACGGGATTTGCGATCGATGCCTGATCGACTCTTCATCGAAATCGCCAATTGCCACTGCATGCCGCGAATAGCTGCTGAACGATGCATCCTGTCGGTTGTTCAGAACGACCCTCGGGCTCACGCGGGCAGTCCCCACATCATCCATAATGAGCATACGCTTATTTTTTTTCTGGCCGTTAACCTGCCGTCAACACAAGCCAACTAACTAATAGGGCGGCATAAACAAAAAATGACAATTAGAATTACTTTGAACATACCTCAATATAGGAATATTCCCGTGCTGACTTTCAAATCATTTACCCGTTCATTCGCCATCGCTACCGCCGCCGCCATCGCCGCATCCGCAACCACAGGGTCGGCGCCTGCCAATGCGGCCAACAGCGACTACAAGCAGACTATCGAACAGCAGGTGGTCCCCAAGGTCCGCGCGTTCATCGCCGACCGCAGGGTGGCCGACGCGATTATCGCCCAGAACGCAAGGTTCGCGGGCCTGTCGCAATCGAACATCGAGAAGATGGACAAGGAATGGCGCGCCGAAACGGCATCCGGCAGCGGAAAGCTGGTAAATGCGGTGCTGAGCAATGAACTTTCCCAATACCTCGCCGGCGTCCAGCAGGACGGCCAGGGGCTCTATACGGAAATCTTCGTGATGGACAACAAGGGCCTCAATGTCGGGCAGAGCGGCCTGACCTCCGACTACTGGCAGGGCGACGAGGCGAAATGGCAGGATACCTATGGCAAAGGCGCCGGGTCCATGCTGATCGACGAGGTCGAGTTCGACGAGTCAACGCAGACCTTTCAATCGCAGCTCAGCCTGCCCGTGACCGACCCGGTTACCGGTGAAGTCATCGGTGCGGTGACGGTCGGCGTCAACGTGGACCTTCTCCAATAACTCCTGCAAATACTACTCCAATAAGTTAGGGGATCGAAATATGACGGACATTTCCAACGCCGTGCCACAGGCGGCCAGGAAGCGCCGCACGATTGGCGGAAAACTGGCAATCTCCCTCGCCTTTACCATACTTGTGGGCATCGCAGCGATGGTCTTCATCGGCGCCTATGAGGAACGCTCGACACTCCATGACAACTCCGCGGCCTACCGCGAAATGATGACCCGGCAGTTGGCGGCCCA